GCCCCTACTGGATGCAGTAGTTGTTTTATGAACGGAGTATATAAAAAGCTTGAGAAAGTATATAGCCAATACCTGTAGAGAGGATTTAAATGATATATCCCAGTGGAACGAGGAAGATTTATTTCGTTACCTCAAGTGTTCCTTCTATCACGATTTAGAAAAGGCCAAAGACCCGCTAAGCAAGTGGGATTGTTATTCAAAACAATATAGACACCGTATAGAGCTTAAATGTAGAACCAAACACTTTGAGGGCCTGCTGATTGAGAAAAAAAAATTTATTTCTCTATCAAATAAAGCATCAAAACATTTAGACGTTCCAATATATATAAATTGTACACCAAGCGGTGTGTTTTCTTTCAATCTACTTAAGTTTGATCCAGATTGGTTTACGTATCCTTTCAACAAGACAAAGATGTTTGAGGAAACTCAAAAGGTAGATAAAGTTATTGCTATGCTCCCAGTAAAAGAAGCCGAGGTATTATGAAATGTTATTTTGAGTTTTTTAACTGCTCTTATGATTCGGTGAAAGTAAATTATGATAATAAAGATTCTTTTTATACATTTGTTAATAACTCTATATTTCACTTAAAAAAAGTAGTAGAAAATTTAGAGGATATAAAACAAATAGATGACAGAGGATTTAAGAAAACAGATTGATAAGGTTTTTGGATATAAGACCTGGGCCATTCAAAAAAAGGTAGATACGCTTTTGGAGATGGATTGTAATCTGTATACTAACCTTGGGACAGACTCTAGTAAAACCGAAAGAAGAAATGCCCACTCTATTAGCAGTTATATATATCGTAAAATATCAGAGCTTAGTCCAATAGACGGCTACTTGCTAAAAGCTTGGTTTAAAAACAACGTACCGACAATAGATGACTGATAGGGTAACACTTTTAGACAACACGACCTGGTCTTATCCAGAGCTAAAGGAAGCTCTAAACAAAGACAGCTTTTATTATGGATATCTTAACAAAGCTGCGCTATCTTCTTCCTCTGCAAAAATATTGTATCAAAGTGCAAAGTCATATCACAAGTCTTTAAATAAAAAGCAAGAAGAAACAAAGGCCTTAAGAGATGGTAGATTATTTCACACTTTAGTGTTAGAGTCTGATATATTTTTTGACAAATATGCTGTTGTTGATTCCTCTACAAGAACTACTCAAAAGTTTAAAGAAGTAGAACTAAAAGAGGAAAAGGAAGTTATATTAGAAAAGGAATACTTTGCTATGCTCTCTTTATATGAGAATGTAAGGAGGTGTGATGATGTAATAGAATTATTTAACGGGGGCAAGGCAGAGGTTCCTAATTTTGGGTTCATTATGAATCTGCCCTTTAGGTGCAAAGCTGACTATCTAACCGAAGACGGAATTGTAGACTTAAAGACTACTGTATCTTTAAAGGGTTGGGAATATCAAGCTAAAAATGTATATCATTATGATATGCAAGCTTATATATATAGTAAAATCTTCGGTGTTGATTATTTTACTTTTGTTGTTGTAGAAAAAGGGTCTGGAGATATTTTAGTAAGCGAAGTGTCAAAAGAAACTTTACAGCAAGGTAAAGACAAGACTGAGATTGTGGTTGATAAGTATATGAAGTATTTTTATAAGAAAACCGAAGAGCAGGTCATAAAGGACATATTTAACGATTATAAAGCAACTATAATATGACACAGAAAGAAAAATATGATTATGACGTAAAGAGCTTTTATTACGTTACGCTTATAGATTTAGTTAGTGGTGTTTCCTTCCAAGAAATATATGATCAACTACGTGAGTTTGAAATGTTAGAAAACTACGAAGCTTGTGATGGTATTGCAAAAGCAATTAAGTTTTCCCAAGACAAAAGTATTCTTTCTATTAAAAAAGAGATAAACGAACTAGAAATTTATATTAACACAAAAGACGAAATAGATGCTTAGTTTTAAACATAAGGTTAATACCCTTAAACATATTATACATACTCAACTTGATGTTGATATAGAAAGCCCCAGAAGGCACAAAGATATTGTTGAGGCAAGATTTATTTTCTTCGATATACTTCGTTCAGAAAAATATGGTTTAGCAAAAATAGGTGCAAGTGTAGGTAGAGATCACGCTTCAGTTCTGCACGGGGTAAAACAGACTCTTTACTGGTCACAGACTGATAAAGAATTTAATGAGAAGTATGATTTAATAAAGAGTTTATATAACAACGCACCAAGTGAAGTAAACTTTGTAGTGCCTAAAAATGAAGAACTCGTCTCTCTCGTGTAATTATAGAGCAGCCTCCTGGTGTTTAAATAATGGTTATAAAATATATTTAGATCCGATATTTCCTTGCACTGGTAAACGTTTTGGTCGTAGCACAGTTTGTGTAGACTTTAAGGTAACTGTAGAGAAAGGCGGGCAAAAGAAAAGCACTAAGAAAATTTACACACAGACAGAAGCTTCAAATAAAGTTTGGCGGTTATATGAATACTTCTACAACAAACACTTCGTAAAACACGCTGATAAATAATCAGTTATATTATTATGGGTAGAAAGCCAAGAGAGTTTAAGTACGTTAAAAAGAATGATGGCCGAAAAAATAATGGTCGTAAAAAAGGAGATACTAATTTAAAGAAGGCAACCGCTACTCCCTCTTATCTGAATGAAGCAAAGCGAAAGCGTATTGGAATATATGCTTTGAATGCTATGAACAAAGTATTCGGCTCAGAGGAAGAAGCCTGGCAAGAGCTTGCCCGACAAGCCAAGGATTCTTTTGCTCACCTTAAATTGCTATTTGAGTATAAGTATGGAAGGCCCACTGAAAATATAGATTATACTTCTGGTGGAGAAAAGCTAAACATTCCAATTACCAATATCTTTGCAGGAACGCAGAAACCACCAGAGATAGAAAATACAATTGATATTACGCCAGAGGATGGAGAAACCCCAGCTTAATCAGAAGTATCAAGCTTTAGGGAATGACACTCGTTACTTTGTAGTGACAGGTGGTAGGGGATCTGGTAAGTCATTTGCAGTAAATGCTTTCTTAGCTTTCCTTACTTTGGAAGCGGGTCATAAGATACTGTTTACTAGATACACTATGGTCTCTGCTGCTACATCAATTATACCTGAGTTTTTGGAGAAGATAGAAATGTTTGGTATAGCTAAATACTTTCGCATAACCAAAGATGAGATCTTAAACACAGCAACTGGATCTAGTATCATATTTAAAGGTATTAGAACCAGCAGCGGTAATCAAACAGCTGCGCTAAAGTCGATCCAGGGGATTACAGCCTTTGTATTGGACGAAGCTGAGGAACTGGTAGATGAAGACACCTTTGATAAAATAGATCAATCTGTACGGGCTAAAAATAAACAGAATAGGGTTATACTTATACTCAATCCTGCTACAAAAGAACACTGGATATATCAAAGATTCTTTGCAGCCAAGATGGTCAACTCTGGAATCAATCAGTGGAAAGATAACGTAACTTATATACATACCACTTTCAAGGATAACAAAGAGAATTTATCAGATTCTTTTCTTACGCAGATTGAGGAGATTAAACGCAGAAGACCAGACAGATATAATCACCAGATACTAGGTGGATGGCTTGATAAGGCTGAGGGTGTTGTTTTTACCAATTGGACAATAGGAGCTTTCAAGGATTACCACGAAATTATATATGGCCAAGACTACGGTTTTTCTGTAGATCCAACTACACTTATTAAATGCAGTATAGACACTTCTAACAAGAGAATGTGGGTTCAGGAGTGCTTTGTAAGCCCAGGGCTGTCTACAAAGGAAATAGCAGAAAGGAATATAAGGTATGCTGGAAAAGATCTTATAATTAGTGACAACTCTGAGCCAAGGCTTCTGAGTACCCTTACTGACACCTACAGCTGTAATGTAAAACCGACTATAAAAAAGAGAGGTAGTATTTTATCTGGTATTGCTCTTATGCAAGATTATGATATTGTGGTGGATCCCAAATCCACCAATATAGTTAAGGAGCTGAATAATTATGTTTGGCACGCTAGAAATGAAAAGCCAGTTGATAAATGGAATCACTGTATAGATGCAATACGTTATGCACTTCAATATGCAGAGGCAAATTCCAGAAAAGGAATTTATGTGATTCGATAATTAAAATTTATTATTATGAAAAAAATAACTTATAAAAGAGAAAAGAAACCCCACTTTGGAATTAGCTATAATGTCTATTGTGATTCCGTAAAAATTGGCTACATAAAAAAAGACGATATTTATAACGTATGGTTCTTTTGGATGGATACGGGTAAAAGCGACTATATATATGATGATGGATATGAGGAACTTGTAGGAGGTCACACCCTGAAAGAAACCAAGCAAAACCTTGAAGTGGAAATTAGTAAAGGTTATTTTTATGGTAAGGATGGGGAGAAAATAAATTTAAGCGATTCGGTAGTGTAAATTCATTCTCCTATAATAAGTATGATTTGTAACAATATATGTTACACTTAATATTATATTTTGCAGATTCTTAAACGCAGTAGGGGTAAATTCTTAAACGCAGTGGCCCCAAAATTCTTAAACGCAGTAGGCCCAGGATCGCGCACCAGGATTCTTAAACGCAGTACCCTCTTAAACGCAGTACCCCACCCGATCGGGCCAAATTTCCTAAATGTTAAAATTTTGTTAATTACTTGCATTTTATCAAAAAGTTTTGTATCACGTGCGCCCGTTCTTTTTATATATAGCTTTTTTGTTTTGTTTGTTATCACCTTGCAAAGGTTACCAGGATAAAAAAAGTTTTTTTCCGTTTCGACCTTGATTTTTATTTTTTTTTGTTGTATGAATTTTTTGTTAATAGATAGGTATTTATAAACAAAACTTTTGTATATTTGAACAAAGCAAAAATTATGTATAATACTAAAAAATGTAACATTATGAAAATCAACAAGTTAGAAAGCAAAACGGCGAATTTGTCAAATGATGCCCAAGAAAAACTCAAGATGCTAAACGGTTGCGAAGTTAGGAGCGTATGGAATTACGAGGGAATTGTGAGCATAATTAACAAAAACGAAGTTTGGAAAAACGGCGAAAAAATTGATGTATTAAACACAAACAAAAAAATAAATTCTTTGTTTGATGAATATTTCCAGGACGAATTTGGCTGTAGTCCAAAAGAATATTATGCAAATTTTGGTAACCTTTAAAACCTAATCAAATGAAACTAATTACAAACCTTTATTTATTGGCCTTTGGTTTTTATGTCGCGGGCCATTTTATCAACTATTTTATTAATCAATAAACTTTAAAGAAATGGAAAACAGAAACAAAAGTTTTCATTCAATCCTAGTCTTTAAAAAAGATTTGGATCAAATGACAGAAAGGCAATTAAGAAATACACTTTTAGAAGTGGAAAGCTTAAAAAATGCTATTGAAAATAAACTTTGGGGTATTAACTAATAAACTTAAAACAAATGAAAGCTAAAAGAATTGTAAAATTTAAATGGAATCAAAAACCGTCAATTGATGACGTGCTAAAACTTACCCAGGGCGGGAAATTCTTTTTTTGCCAGTGGGAAAAGGACAGCGGGGAATTTACAAAACGCATTTTACGTGCTGGTGTTAAAAAAGGTATAACGGGCAAAGGGTTGAACTATGACCCAAAGAAAAAAGGCCTTCTTTCTTTTTATGAACCCAAAAAGGATATGAATAAAGAAAGATTTTGGACCTCTGTAAGGATTAATAAGATTTACAGCCTGACAGCTGGCGGTATTAAATACGTTTGGCCACAAAACGCGCCAGATATAAATTTTGATATTTGGAAAGATGGGGGCGAAATTGATCAGCGCATAAATAAAATAAACGAATTAACAAACTTTATTAATAAAATATGAATTTCAGCGAAAAACAAGAAAAGGAATTGATTGAGATTTTATCTAATTCTTTTGATAATGCACAAACTTTTAACGAACACAAAAAACAAAATAAAATGAAACAGCGCAAACAATATGAAACCTTTATTGGCGACGGTTACGAAATAGATTTTACTTTATTACTTACAGATTGGCACGGGGACAACGAAACCCCTGGATCAAGAGAGGCCGAAATAATAGAGGCCACAATATCACAAGACGGGAAAAGCTTTACTTTACCCCCTGCCTTTATTTATACATTTGTTGAAAGGAAATTATTAAAAATTATACAATAAAATGGAAACAAACTATAAAACGCCCGCACGCTTATTAAGTGCGGGCATATCGAACGCGAAAACAAAGAAAAACGAATTAAAGACTTTTATTCTTTATTTGGCCCCATATAAACAAAACTTTAAAGGGGTTAACATATGCCCGAAAGCATCTAAAGGATGCGCAGCTGCTTGTTTATTTACGGCGGGCCGTGGTGCATTTAATAGCGTGCAAAACGCCCGTATTAATAAAACAAACTTTTATATAGAGAATAAACCTTTGTTTATTAAAAAGCTGGCCAGCGAAATAATAAGAGAAACGGCCAAAGCAAAAAAGAAAGGTGAACAAATAGCATTCCGTTTGAATGGGACAAGTGATATCG